AATGGAAGAAACAAACAATCGCAAACACATCACAGCTACAATTCGATCAAGAGTTTGGCAATGCTGCAATAGGTCATTCGGATACCCTGATTGCTACTGATAAACTTCTGGGGTTAAAGGCAAAAACTGCAATAGAATACAAAGAAGATTTGGGTCTGAGATTCTATGACAAACCCGAAGAGGGTCATCGATATATCATGGCAGTAGATACCAGTCGTGGTCGTGGACAGGACTATTCTACCTTCAATATCATTGATATAACTGCAAGACCATTCAAGCAAGTTTGTGTCTATCGAAACAACATGGTCTCACCACTGCTGTTTCCTGATATCATTGTGAAGATTGCAAACCTCTATAATGAGGCAATGGTCCTGATTGAAAGCAATGATGCTGGTCAGGTAGTTTGTAATGCAGTCTACTATGAGCATGAGTATGAGAACACCTTTGTGGAGTCTTCAATCAAGCGTGGTGGGATTGGTATTACGATGACCAAGAGAATCAAAAGAATTGGTTGTAGTAATCTCAAGGACTTGATTGAGATGAGTAAAATTGAGATACGTGATGCAGACACAATCGAAGAACTTAGCTGTTTTTCTGCAAGGGGTGGTTCCTACTCAGCAACAGAAGGTAATCACGATGACTTGGTGATGAACCTTGTCCTGTTCTCATGGTTTGCATCCAGTGATGCCTTTGGTGATATGGTGGAGGAATTGGATTTCAAATCCATGCTCTATGCGGATCGTTCCAAGGAGATTGAGGATGACATGGTTCCTGCTGGATTTTTCTCTGCTCCAGCAGGAGATACCACTAATTATGAGTATGAGGAGATGCTTCGACAGAGACAGGAATGGCATAACCTCTGAAAGAACGAAAAATTATAAATAGATGACATGAACACCTTGTAATGATTCAAACACTTATAATTAACCTAAGAGAGAAAGATAAACAAATATGGGATTCCTAGTATCACCGGGGGTCGATGTCAATGAACTCGATCTCACCAATGTTATTCCCGCTGTTTCCACATCTATTGGTGGATACGTCGGAGATTTTACATGGGGTCCGGTAAACCAGCCAACGCTGATCTCTTCCGAGACAGAGTTGGTTGAGGTTTTCGGTCCTCCAACAACTAACAACCAAAAGTCTTACCTTGAAGCTGCTTCCTTCCTGAAATACGGAAATGCTCTTCGTGTGGTTCGTGCAGTCAAAAGCTCAGAGTCCAATAATCTGGTGAATGCCAGAAACGCGGCTCAGTTGAGAGCAGCACAAACCAATGATGGTGTCAACAAAAGAAACGAAATTCTTATGTACTTCAATGATGAGGAAGCCGGTGGTGATATTCGCGCATTCATCGAAAACGACGATGCGTTTGATGCACTCTCACTTCCCACTGTTGTCACTAGGAGTGAGATTGGTGGAAACGGCGGCGATGGGGACAGTCAAGGAACAAATGAGCCAATTGATGCAGTTGCTGGGTTTGACTGGGCAGCACGTTTTCCCGGTGCCTTGGGTAACAACATTGCCATCACATATGAAGTTGCAACTTCCCCGCAAGAATCTGCTGCACCTTTGAAGGGGTTGTTTCCAAAACCAACATCTACACAGTGGGCAATTGACACGCTTGGTGCAACTCCTGCTGTTAATGATGAAATTAACATTGTCATCTTTGACCAAGGTGGTGGCATCAGTGGAACAGCAAATACTATCCTCGAATCCTATAAGGGGCTTTCTCTTCTAAAGGATGCCAAGAAGGATGATGGTAGCACTAACTACTTCCTTGAGGTTATCAATCGTGATTCAAATTGGATTTACATCAGCAATGCTGAGTTCTTTGTAAACTCATTTGACCGCACTCAAGACTCCGAAGATCGCTACAATAACTTTCAACCCGGAATGGCATCAACTGCAACTAATGTTGTTGACAAGTTCTTCCTGATTGATAGTGAATTGAGCACCTTGGCAGATAAGAAGATGACAATTGACAGTGGTGTCACTGAAGATGATTTCCCTGCATCACAGGCTCTCGATCACGGTGTTCCAACAGCATTTACATCTCAGTCTTGGTGGAACAATGATGACGGCGGGACAAGTCATGCTGCTGCTATCTACTCCAATCAGGGTGAAATGCTCCTCAGAAACTCTGCTGGAACATGGAAATCATTCAAGGCTACCAACATTAATGATGGTCTGTCTGCCAATGATGTTATCATTATCAATGACTTCGCTGATGACGTTACTCAGCTTGATAATGATGCATATTATGTTGAGTGGATTAACATCAATATTCCTGAAGGAACTGCAAGCGATTCAAACCTTGCTCTGGCAACAGGCACTGGTGGTGAACTCTCATCAAGCGGTGTTACTGGTATTCCATTCTCCAACATACAGCCTTATCTGATTCCAGAAGAACTTGGATCTGAGGGTGGTGAAGATTCAGATGAAACATTGACATTCGATAGTTTTCAGAGTGGTGGTTCGGCGTACCGTATCTATCCAACCATGCCCGGTAATTTTACACTGGAAACATGGTTCAATGCTTCTACTGCTTCAGTCATACCTAATATTTACCAAAATAACAAGGATGGCGTTTATCTAATCATGGATGGTTCCGTGAAGCATGATGGTGGTTACCTGAAAAATATCAATCCGGTCGACTACAGCTTCGTCACCCGGGTGCCATTTGGTGATTCTGAAATTCTCATTGGTGATTTGCTTAACTTCGGCTCCGAGACACTGAAATCCACATATGGTTTTGGTGTCACATTGCGTGTTGCCAAGTTCCATAGAATCAACCTTAGCCAATATGCCATTACTGCTCCAAGTGTTGCAAATAACACTGTTGAGATTCTTCGTCTTGAGGGTGGTAAGGATGCTTCTCCTGATGTTGCTAGTGTGGTTACTGGTCTCGATAAGTTTGAGGATGCAGAGACTATTGATGTGAGCCTTCTCTTTTCAAGACAAATGGTTGATGGTGATACAACAGTCCCTAAAGCAATTAACACTATCTGTAATACGCGTAAGGATTGTGTTGGATTCATTTCACCTCCAGTTACATCAAACTCTACTCGCGATGTTGAAGAATTCTATGATGAGACCTTGAATCTTAATAGCAATTATCTTGTGTTTGATTCAGGTCCATTGTATGTCTACAACAAGTATTCTGACAAATACGAGTATATTCAAGCTGCTGGTCACATGGCTGGTCTTTGTGCTCGCACTGACGATACCAATGATCCTTGGTTCTCTCCTGCTGGTTACAATCGCGGTCAGCTTCTGGATGTTGCCAAGTTGAAAATCAATCCGAATCAAGCTCAAAGAGATTCCCTCTACAAGAAGCGAATCAATCCGATTGTTTCCTTCCCCGGTCAGGGTATTCTTCTCTTTGGTGACAAGACTGCTCAGAGCAAGCCTTCTGCCTTCGATAGAATCAATGTTCGCCGTTTGTTCATTGTTCTTGAAAAGGCAATTGCGACTGCTTCCAAGTATCAACTCTTTGAACTGAACGATGAGTTTACTCGCGCCATGTTCCGTAACATGGTTGAGCCATTCCTTCGTGACGTTAAGGGTCGTCGTGGTATCACTGACTTCTTGGTTGTTTGTGACGAGACAAACAATACAGGACAGGTCATCGATTCCAATCGTTTCGTTGCTGACATCTATATCAAGCCAGCACGTAGTATCAACTTCATTACCCTGAACTTCATTGCCACGCGCACTGGAGTTGAGTTCACTGAAATTGCTGGTGGACAGGGTTAATCGACTAAATAGTTAAAGAGAAAGAATACTATTATGGCTAATATCGATGATTTCAAAGCAAAACTGGCTGGTGGTGGAGCAAGACCAAATCTCTTCAAGGTGATTTGTAACTTCCCGGCAACTGCACAGGGTGATGCTGAACTTGCATCATTCTTGATCAAGGGTGCTGCTCTCCCTGCCAGTGTCATGGCTCCGATTGAAGTTCCATACCGTGGTCGCAAGCTCAAGATTGCTGGTGACAGAACCTTTGAGCCTTGGACAATCACTGTTATCAATGATACAGGTTTCGTAACACGTAATGCCTTTGAACGCTGGATGAACAGCATCAATGAGCATGTTGCGAATGTTGGCATTGCCAACCCTACCGAATATCAGACTGACATGACTGTCCAACAGCTTGATAAGGACGATGCTGTTATTAAGCAGATTGAGTTCCGTGGTGTGTTTCCTACGAATATCTCTCAGATTGAATTGAATTACGAGACGAATGATACTATCGAGGAATATACTGTTGAACTTCAGTATCAATACTGGGAAGCGGCTGGTGTTACTTCCTAAACAAATAAAGTAATGGTTACATGGAGTGGGTGGTCTTCGGGTCACCCACTCCAGACCATATAAATATAGAATATGGAACTGTTTGGATTTGAAATAACTAAGAAGATCAAAGCGTCTCGTCAAGAAAAAAAGGAACTGCCTGCATTGGTTCCAGACCAGAATGACGACGCAATCATAACATCTGCTGCTGGTGGATATTACGGTCAATATATTGACCTTGGTGGTACTCAGGTTACCAATGAAAATGACTTAATTCGCCGCTATCGTTGGTGCGCTTCACAACCAGAAGTTGACCAAGCAATTTCCGATATTGTAGATCAAGCAATTGCCAGTGGGGAGACTAGTTCACCTCTCTCAATCATTCTTGAAGACCTTGACCAACCTGATGAGGTAAAGGAAGAAATCATTGACCAGTTCAATCATGTCCTGAAGCTTTTAAACTTTAACCATATGGCAGCAGATATCTTTCGCTCATGGTATGTGGACGGAAGACTCTATTATCACCTGATGGTTGACCCTAAGAATCCAAAACTTGGTATTCAGGAAATGCGTAAGGTTGATCCTACTGCAATTCGTAAGGTCAAAGAGATTACCACAAAGCAAGATAAAACTACTGGTGTGCAGACTGAAGAAGTCACTGCTGAATACTTTGTGTATGGTGACTATGAATCAGGAAACGCAACAAGCGGAATCAAGGTAGACAAGAACGCAGTCATCTACTGCCCATCTGGTCTCGTAGATGAGACCGGAGAGAAAACAATTTCCTACTGCCACAAGGCAATCAAGATCATCAATCAGTTGAGAATGCTGGAAGATGCCTTGGTAATTTATCGTATTTCCCGTGCTCCTGAAAGACGTATCTTCTATGTTGATGTTGGTAACCTTGCGAAAGGTAAAGCAGAACAATACGTCCAGAGCATCATGTCCAAGTATCGTAATAAGTTGGTCTATGATGTCGATACTGGACAGATTCGTGATGACCGTAAGTCAATGGCAATGCTTGAAGACTTCTGGCTACCACGTAAAGAAGGTGGAAGAGGCACTGAGATCACCACTCTTCCCGGTGGTGAGAATCTTGGTCAGATTGATGATGTCATCTTTTTCCAGAGAAAGCTTTACAAGGCACTGAATGTTCCGATTGGTCGTCTGGAAACTGATGCAGCATTTACTGTTGGTCGTGCCACGGAAATCAACCGTGAAGAAGTTCGCTTTCAGAA